CGTACTTGAGAGTGAATTGACGAAGACGAGGAGAGGAGAGTTTGTACTGCAACATCTTGGAATTAATACCACACGTATCCAGGCTCGTGGTTTGGCACTTGAAGAGATCTTTGATCCAGAAGACCAACCATTGACATATCATGTGCCTGGTGGAGCAAAAGACATAAAACTTGTGAAAGGGCATGTTTATTTTGCAACAACACGAGAAGGCCAGTGCGGATCCCCTGTCATATGTGCGAATGAAGGCATTAATGGCTGCATTGTAGGAATACATGTAGCTGGTACTGCTGGAGGCACAAATGACATGGGATTTTCAGCATTGGTCACTCGTGAAGTTGTGTATGAACTATGCAATGTAACAAGTGAGTTGGAAGCTCCAGATGTCACTATACCATTGAGTGAGGTATGCACGCCAAGATGTCAGATGGGAGAAGTTCCATATGAACACATTGGTGTGTTGAATCAATCATGGATGATGACGGGCATGGTGAAAACTATGCTTCGTGAATCACCAATTCATGATATGGTGACAATACACAAGACTGCTCCGGCTCGTCTCAAACCATTGGTGATAAATGGAAAACGAATATCACCTATGATTGAAGGATTGACTGGAGCTTTTGACGAAAACACTCCAATGGATAATGTCTTGTTAGCTGAATGTACACGGTGTGTTGCTGAGATGATTGCAGCTCATATTAAGGATGAAGATCTAGGTGTGCTGTCAGAAAGTGAGGCAATAAATGGAATTCCTGGGACTGAATTTGTTGACGCTCTCAACATGGGTTCTTCTCCTGGGTTTCCGTTGTCAAAGTTGTCACCAGGATCAGGAAAGAGACATTTGTTTGAAGGAGAACTACCAAGTGCACAAGTGGGAAATGGCTTATTGAGAACTGAATTGAGTAAAATTGATTCAGCTCTTGATCAGCGAAAAATCCCAGAAGTGTATTTTGTATGTACTCTGAAAGATGAACGTCGATCTCTTGAGAAAGTGGCAGCTGGAAAGACGCGGGTGTTTGCAGCTTCAAATGTAGCCCATGTGATTAGATTTCGGCAGTATTTCTTGCGATTTGCTGCTGCATTTATGAAACATCGGAGACAGTTGGAGCATGCGATTGGAATTGATGTGTATTCTCTGGAATGGGAAATGCTTCTATCTTCAATGAAGGTTCATGGTTCAAAGTGGAGGCACTTGACTTCAAGTCTTTTGACAAGACTATATCAAGTCAAATGATGTGGTCCGTGTTTTCAGTCGTGAGGCAAGTGTACGAAATTTTGGGTCTTGAGTGTTCATACAAGATGGAAGCATTGTTTGCTTGTGTTGCTGAGCCTCGTTATATTATATATAATGATGTGTGGCAGATGAGCAGAACACACCCTTCCGGAGAGCCCATGACGGCAATTCTCAATTCTATATTGGTTTCTGTACTCTACCGCTATTGCTTTACGCAAGTGGCGCGACGAGAGGATCCGTTGATGGCGAGTCCTGAGCAAATGAAGCGTTGTGTTTCATTATGTTCATATGGAGATGACAATATAGCAACTGTGCATCCAAAGGTCTCTTGGTTCAATCAGCTATCTCTTGCAGAAGAAATGGCCAAGATTGGGATGAAGATGACTCCGGCACAGAAGAATGCTGTCATGGGGATATATGAAGATCAAGGAAATGTGACTTTCTTGCAGAGAAGGTGGCAGTGGTCTGAGAAGCATGGTGTGCATGTACCGCTTCGTGATGTTGATGACATTGTGGAGATGGTGAATTGGGTGAGAACAGGTAATGACCCAGTGGAACAAGTGTGCTTGAATGTGGATGATGCTTTGTATGAATTGCATTTTCATGGAGTGCAAGTGTACAATTATTGGCGCAATAAATTTGATGTTGCTTTGAGTATCGTAGGGATTAAGCATATGGCATTGTCGTATGCTGAACAACTGCGTGTGTGGAATGTCAGATATAGAGTGTAAGTATTTTGTATGTTTGTCAGTCTAATA